ATCATCCGAGGGATCAGTGACTTTCTTTAACGGATCTGTCCACTGCTTGCCTGATTCGTCCTGTTCTTCTTGCGACTGATTGTTCTGTTCTTCTAATGAATCAACAACACAAATAATAGATTCTATTAAATTATTATGGATTTTATTAGTAATCATCATTTTTATCGATTTCTGTCCTGCTGGGATCGCTTCGTGCCGGCGTGCCTGTTGGTATTATCGGAACTACCGTTGTTCCACCGATCAGGGCGGGTGGAGGGGTTATTTTGGTTGATGAGACGTTTCGTCTCCTCGACACCTCCGGCTGCATTCCCAGCCCGCCTGAGATATTCAGTCGCGGCCGCTCCCGCGCCGAGGGCCCCCATACCAATGAGCGGGTATCGATGCCTAAAAGCCCATCGCGCGAGGGGGCGAACGATCTTACCCCTCTCCCACCAATTGGGCGGTTCTCCATTACTACCTCCTCCACCACCTCCTCCACCACCAGTAGTGGCGGCAGCAGCGGCAGCAGCGGCATTAGCCGCCTGTTCGGCCGCGGTCTCTGGGGGCATTGGAAGTGGGAGATCAGCAAGCGCATCCCCAAGAGGATCCGCTGTTTCCCGCGTGCGAAGGTGATCTGCCATCTTTACTCCTGTAATAGCAGTTGCTGCCTTAACTCCTTTTTTAATTTTATCGGCTCTATTCACCATCCTCCACGCATTAAGAGCAGCCCCAGCAGTTTCAGTTCCCGGAATGGGGGCAGCAACAAGAGCAGCAGATGCCGCCAACGTTCCAAGTTCTACTGGATCAGTGGCAACATGTGCAATTTCCTTTCCAATCTCAGCAGGTAATTGGCTCCACACCGAAGAAGGGTTTTCTCTCTCTATTTCTTCTTTATTTTTTAAGTAATTGGTAAAATTTGACTTTTGACTGTCGGTCATCGATCCCACGGGCCAGTGCGAGGATTGGGGTGGATTCCGCCCCTGTGCGGGTGGACGTACATGTGTTGTCCCATTCTCATTTATTTTTTTTTTAATATCCGATTCTAATAGCATTTCAACCACATATCTATTATTTGCAATTGCAGCATGAGCATCATTATTTATCATAATAGATTCCATCAGGTTATTTTTTTTAATATCCTCAAGATGTTCATTTCGATGATATTGATACAAATCAATAGGATTAATAACACTTTCGTCTAACGAATATCGGGCTTGAGAAAATGCAGGTTCCATAGAACCAATCAATCTAGCCAGTTTAAGATTCAATCTTTCTTGAATTGAAATATTAGCAGAGATATAATCAGCATTAAATATAGAATTAACAATATCAGACATACTTTATCCTCTACAGATGTGTTCTAATTTATTTATACTATTCTGTTTCTTGAGTTTCTGTCTCAGCCCCACATGAATCATTTTGTTCAGGAGCAACTGTTTTTAGTAAATCTTTTGATATATCATCCTTAATTCCTGCAATCTTATCTGATACCTTTTTTAACATTGCATCATTAAAATTCAATGAAAATTGAGAATTATTGTCTGATATTACAGAATGCAACATTCCATTCATTGGGGTTGGGTTTTTATCATCGCTCATAGTTCTTCTCCTTCTTCGCCGGCTTCCTCTTCTGGTTGCGGTTGTTGTTGTAATTCTTGTTGAATTTCATAATTTAATATTTTAATTTCTTCCGGGGTTTGTTTGATAATATGTTTTCTTACCCAATCTGAAGAAAAATATTTACCAATATATGGTTCAATTTGAGCAAGATTTTGTAATCTTTCTCTGAATATTTCAGTATCCTTTAATTCACCAAAATATGAATCAGTATTATATGTAAATTTGATCTTCTGTGCAATCTCATCCCAATCATCTTGTCCCATAATTCCCTTGAGAAGAAGTTGTACTTTAAGAAGATTAAGGAACAATTCACTAAATCTAGCCCGAATTCTAGAGATAAATTTAGAAAACTTTACTTCATCGCGGGTGATTTCAGCCGATCTGCCCATATTGAACCCATTTTGTGCTTCCATACGAGATAACGGAATATTAAGTGATGTATAAACTTTACTAAGAAGATACAGAACATCTGCCATTTCTCCAAGATTCTCACCACCACTTAAAGTCTGAATTTCAGTTCCTCGTCCACCCTCTCGTCTAGGAAGCCAATAATCTTCAAGCATGTGCATGTGTCTACGATCATCTCGTACAACACCAGTATCTGCATCATAAGTCAACTTATTGCGATATCGATTCATAAGACTACGAACATACTGTTCAGCCTTATTCTTTGGTAAATTACCAACATCAACATAGAAAATTCTACGTTCTGGAGCCCTTGAGATACGATAAATTACAACTGCATCTTCAATTTGCCTAAGCATATTTGTTGGACGGATTGCTTTTTGTAGATACCCAACAACTCTTTTTGTTCTAGAATCAATAATTCCAGAATGAATATAACAAATTGAATCAGGAGTAATCTTTAAACCACCTGTAGTAGTATAAAATGTTGAGTCTTTATCTCTATTTGTATAAATATAAAAATCCTCAATTTTCTCAATGGCTGGAACTTGATTCAAACCAACAGAAACTGGTTTTCTTTGAATCTTTTTAATTCTTTTAATATTAACCGGATCAATAGCCCTTAACTCCCGAATCCCTTTCATTGGATTCTTTTCATCAATCATAATATGAAAATACAGTTTACTATCGATATACCATCGTCTAAAAATATCATGACCTTTACGATCAAATTGCATTAAATTTAAAATTTCATCAAACTCACTACTAATTTTTTCTTTAATGTTTTCGGAAAGAAAGAGATTATCAAGATTGATTTTAACAGGTTCATTCTCATCATCCATAACAATAGCATCATTAATAATATCTTCAATTGCATTATCCACTTCTGGAAAAAGAGCAATAGATCTATATTGACCAATTAGATGATTTTCGTCTTTAATACCACCCGTAAAATCAATATATGTACCAAGAACCCCACCAGCATCAATGGTTATTGCACCATCATACTCATTTGGAGAAACAAAGGATGTTGATTTCAGATCCTCAGAATCTCCTTTCTTACGTCCAAAAGAGAAACCAAATAGTTCAACAGGCATAATATAAACTCCTAAGTTATACTATTATTTATATAACTTTTATGGTGTTGCTTCACTAGCATTTGTACCTCTTTCATTCCGATATTCATAGAATCCAGTGTTAACACTTCCTCTATTACCAAAATCAATATAATCAAATGCTAATGTGACACTATATTCATTAAATCTATCCGATACATCATATGAAAGATCATACGGAGAAATATCCATAGGCCAACAATTTACTAATCTACAGGAACGAATAACATTTCCTTCAACATCCATCATATCTACATTCCAATCTACAAAATGAATATGTCGCCCAGATCGAAGATCAAGAGAATTAGAATCGGCTGGAACATTAGAAACATGTTCATTAAATTGTTCTTGCCATTGTACAAATTTATCTCTAAAACCGACTGTTCGATCATCATAAAGTTGGATTGCCCATTCTGGATATTGACGATCTCCGGGATATTTAATAGTTCTTCCTCGATATGGAATTGGAATCACACCAATAGTTGAATTTGGAAAAGATGTTGCTCGTACAAGCAATCCTTCCCTATCTAATCCAAGTTCTCCAACATTACCAATTTTTCCACTGACTCTAAATCTATTAGGACGAGTTCCACCATCAAAAATATTCTTAAACTTATCTACTTGCATTTAAGTGTTCTCCTCCTTAAATCAACCTAAATCATCTGCTGTGTTTTTATTTGTAAATCTAATTCGTATGAAATTAATACTCTTTGCAGGCTTAATAAAGATGTCTGCAACAAATTGATTTGAATCAATAATATCTGAAGTATTATTAGTTTCGTCACACACGACTCGAAAATCATAAACTCCTCTATTAGATTTAATTGTTTGTAGTAACGGAGTTACTGCATTTACGAATGAAGATCGTGTTGTCTCATCATTAAACTCAAAAAGTTTTGCTCTTGCGGCTGCTCCAACAGTCTTTTTGAGGAAAATAAACAATCTAGAAACATTAATTCGACTGAGAGTACTTGTGTTTATTGCTGTAGTCTTATCACCAAAAAGAATAGTTCCTTCACCGGGGAAAGTTACAATAGGATTTACCCTATTATCATAAAGAGTATCTTGTTCAGAATCAGTAGGTGTATCTGTCATTCGAACTACATTTAAAATCTGTCCTCTTATTGCACCGGCTGGGGAATACCAAGGAGCATAGTCTCTGTCTGTTCTTGCAACACAACCAGCCGCATCTGGTGAACAATTTGTGACAAGAAGATCATCAATTTGATCTTTTGTGTTTCTATTTACACCGAAATGTCTCTTAAAACCGAAAATAATGCTCACAAATTCACTTGCAGGAACACTTACAGTTCCATCAATTTCATCATCAATATCAAGAACAGTATCCGCAGCCGCAAGAGCAGCACCACTTGATCCATGTGGAATAAATGCAATACAATCTTTTCGTGTAGTTGCAATATTAATTGCAGTTGTAATATCATGAGCAATCACAGAACCATCCTTTTCTCCACCAACAAACACAGAATCAAGTGGAACTTGTTTATTATGAAGAGGACTATTAGTTGTAGACGGAATTCCTGTATTTTCTACCGTTCCAGTTGCACCAACAACGGCTGCTCCACCATACTGAAGATAATTATGAATAGCCCACCATTCACCTTTCCATTCACCAGTCGGTCCAACAGGGTAGCGAGAATAAGTTCCACCGGCAGGTTGTTGTTGCCCACCATTGTTGTGTGCATATTCAGAAAAACCTTCGGCTACAGGTTCAGTGGTTTGAAGTCTCGACCACCAATCATCAATACCCGAAACTGTCATAATACCGCTTTTTCTCTCAGCAGTATATCCTAGTGCTAACACTAATCCTTTGTGGGAAACCATTCCACCACGGCTGACAGAACCCGATTCCGAACCAGTTATAACAAAACTCTGATCATCAATCGTCACAGTAACGTTTGGTCTAGCCATTATTTCTCTCCTTGGGACACCTCTATAGATAGCATCATAGATTATTTATAGTTTTGCTGATTTGTGTCAAAAACCGCTCACATCACTTTTTTCATCAGAAAACCATCTATTTTCTCCATCCCACACACCATCAACTTCTTCTACATCATCAATATTAGAAATAAAACCAAAAGCAGAAAGTTCTTCTTCAACATTCTCAATTTCTTCTTTATAAATTTTAGTTCTAATATCTGTGTCTAAAAGTTCTTGAAAATAAAGTTGTCTAGTCATCCATGCAAATATAACTAAACACATTGCTAAATCATCCGTATGTCCGTCATCTGCTTCAAAAGATTGTCGTTTTGCTACGAACGTGGTTAATTCTTGAATAATATCAGCATCTTCAATTATCAATTTATCTTCTTCGACAAAACTTTTTAAAACAGAGCATCCTACCTTTTTAATCGGTGCTGTCATTTTAACACCCAATGCACTTTTTCCTTTTCCTCCAAAACCACCATTAATTACTTGTCCTGCTCGTCCTAGACTGGTTGTCATTAAAATGTGATCATATTCTAAATCAGCATGAAGAATATCTGCAACCTGACTACCAATATCATTTAATTCGATGAGACAATAGGCAGCATTATACCTTTTAGCGACTGCATTGATAATGGTAGGAAATACCATGGGGGCTATAATATTATTTCGATACACTACAACGGGTTTATATGGCATTTCTGTACAATCTATAACTACAAATGCGCTATAATCTTTTCCCAACCCGCGAGAAGTATCAACTGTTATAAAGTATTTGTGTTCTTCTTTGGGTTTATCATATATTATTAAACCGTCATTTGATCTTTCAATAGGACGAGTCCACGTAAGTGCTTTAAGTTTGTTTGTATTTATTAGAGTATTACTAGAACCGACAAAATCACATTCAAATTCCGAAGCAAATTGTTTTTCGTTAGTATTTTTAATTTGTTGTTCTTTCCATTCTTCATCTCTTAATGGTCCACCAGGATATAGAGGAACTTGACTCCAATGGACTTCAATAGGAACATATTCGTTTTTTCCTTCTTCTCCTTCCTTTCTATTAGCATTTTTCCAAAAATTATAAAACATATTAAGTCCATTGGGGGTAGAAACCATCATAACTTTAGTTGATTGTCCAGAAGTAATAGTAGGATATACTGAACTAAAGAATTCCTCTGCTACACCTGCGGGAACATGGGCATATTCATCAAGGAAAATTGTATTATAACTTCCACCACGAATAGCACTAGCAGACGTTGATGATGCAATAATCTTAGAACCATTCTCCAATTCAATAGATCCTTTATTCCACTCTACTATCCCTTGTTGAAGCCATAAGGGAAGATATTCATATGCCATCTTTAATCTACTAAGAATATCTCTAGCAGTCACTTGTTTGTTTGCAAGAACTGCAACAGACATACTTTGATTAAATAACACATAATGAAGAAGATAAGAAACAATAGTTGTGCTTTTTCCTGATTGTCGTGGCAGTTTAGCAATAACAAATCTATTATTATGAATAGTTTCTACCATATCTTCTTGATAATCATAGAGATTAAAAGAAACCAAACCTTCATCAAGAGAAACTATTTTAACATATTTTTTTATAAAATAAACAGGATCTTTAGAACATTTAATATATTCTTCAACCTGTTTCTTGGTAAATTCGTGTTTCTTCCCAGCCTGTTTTAGGTTAGGATTACCAAGATAACCATCCTTTTTTACTGTCATCATTTATCCTCTTCATTACTCTTTAAAACCTTTCTAGAACTTCTAGATTGATTAATTAAATCTTGAAGTTCACTAGTAGAACCAACATAAATTGATTGGTTTGTGGTATTAGTAACAGTCATTTCTTCTTTATTAATTTCTTTGATTGTTTTATGTAAATCCATTAAATCTTTATTTGTTTCTGCTACCATTTTAATCATTTGAGAGGCTACTTCATATGCTCTAGGAGAATCCCCTTCTGTAGCCACTTTAATTATACCATCAACAGCATCTCTGCCTACATCAATAAGTTCTTTGAGATTACTTCGTACTGTCTCATAATCAAGTTCTTTATCTGTTATCATATCTCTCTCTATAATAATAGCCTTCTTTTCTTTAGATGGTTCTGGAGATTCTTCTATTGTAAATTCAACATCTAATACTTCTGATATTTTCTCATCTACAGTTTTTTTATGGTTCATAAGTTATAGGTCCATATATAAAGTTTCCATATGTAAATCCTTGATCACCACTAGCACCTTGATATGCACCAGTTGCTGTGATTCGAAGATCTTGTTGACTCCCAACATCTGCATAGAATTTCTCAGATGATCCAAATATATCTATAGTTGTTTTCAGAATAATTCCAGTACTGCTTTGTTTATTATAAACATAACTCTTAGACGTAAAGTCATATGTGCTTATAATATATCTCCTTTCACTAAAATCACCTTCATAATCAACAGCCGTATTTACTCGATTTAATGTTATTGGAACATCTACTTTTTTATTAATATCATTGATATTTAATGATACTATGAATTCAGGAGAGAAATTGGGAAGAATACTCTCCATAATTTGAAGATTCTCATCCATTGTTCGAGTAAAACTATACAATCCAAATGATATATTATATGGAACTTCAGCATAGTTACACAACAACCCATTATCTAATTTAACATGACGTTTTCTAAGTTTATTCCCTCTACGTGTAGGATCGTATGATATACTAGTAATATCAAATCCTAATCTTGGTAAGGAAATTTGAACTTTAGTTGTATCTGAAATAGAACTAGCCATATTTATTCTTTGAATAAATTTCTCTTTAGGACCATAGGCTAAAGGAACTCTAATATTTTCTAAAACAGAACCACCAGAATCTTTTTTGGCTATTTTAATATTATTGAAAAGAGAACCAAAAGCAATTACTAATTTTCGTATAGATTCATTATAATATTGAGTAAACATTAACTATATTCTCCCTCACTGAAAGGATCACGGTCTGTAAAGTCAAAGATAGAATCATCACTAAAATCAAAGAATTCATTACTTCCTGCTGTAGCCCCAGTAACGGGATCTATGGGTATTGTAATATTGTCCACAGTTTTTTGTCGATCATCTTCCACACGATCTACGTCGCTAATACCTGTAGAGAAATCTTCTTGATTATAGGTAAAGAGTTCACAATCTAATCTGTAAGTATAAAGTTTTCCCAATTGGTAAAATGGATTTTCATGTTCAACAAAATTAATCTCAAAGAGTCCTTTACTAAGAGGAAAATATAATAAATCCCCTTCAAGTGGACGAACAGTTCCTTCATGGACTGATATCTCTTCCTCGAATCTTTTCTTTGAAACAACTAATGACATTTTATCTTTAATTTGAATACCAAATTTAGAAAGAATATCTCCTTGTCCTTCAAACCCATCAACAGATTGAATATACATTTCTATAGAATATCCATCAGTAAATTTGGAAACAACATCTTCACCAAAAAGATCATCTTCATTCACTAAAGTTCTAGGAATATAGATCATATCTTTGCCCATTGTTTGTATTATTTCAATGGTCAAATCTTCAATAAGATCTTGTTCAGTGGATACATTTTCCCTAAAATAGGAATTTCTAGTCATTTCTCACCCTACCGTAAAGTCAACTGGAAGTTCGTAGTCGCTCATATATCGTGCTTCAATATCTCTAATTTCTTGTGCAGCCTCTGCTAATATTTGAGACCCTTTAAGAGTAACTCCTCCTGGCAACTGCACACCATCAAATTTTGACATATTTATACCCCATTGTTTCTTGACGAGAGCAGTAAAATATTCTTTTAGCATCCTATCATTGTATATTTCAACAAAAATATCAGGATTAAGAGAAACATATGCTTCGATTATAACATATTCACCAGCAGTTGCGTCAACTGCCCAATTCATATCCAAATGAAGACGATTGGTAACTTTATTAAATCTAATTTGTTTTTCTGGTTGAAATAAATCCTCAATAAAACCAATGTGTCGTTTTGTTGCATCATAGTTTGCAAGACCCATTGAAAGATTAGCATTTAATCCTCGATTGATACCAAAATAATCAACCAATGCCATCTGATAACGAACATCAAACATATTGATATTTGCAAAATCACCAAACTGAAATATTCGAGTAACAGTTAATACATCTTTTCCTGTAGGACCGTCACCTTCTGGACCATTTACTGGACCTAAACTGTCAGTATTGATATATTTATTATCAATGTCTTCTTGTTTAACTTTATACGAAAAAAGAGCCCGCTCAATTCCATCGAAATGTCGTTCTTCAAAAAATTGAAGAGTATCATCTAATCGTTCTTCACACTGTTTTCTATCTACATTAACTTCAATTACTGGTTCACCTAATCTTCGCAGTGTATAATCAATTAATTCGTCCTTTGACGTTATTTTTGCAACCATGTAAAAACTCCTTAGTCCCCAATATGTATAATATAATCAGGAACCAAGGAGTTTTAATACACAACCAAATGGCGTTATTGTTTAATGTTTTCTGTATTATTTTATGATTGCGGTTCTGGAAGTTCTGAAAATTGTTGTTCTGGGGGAACACCATTAGGTGTTTTTGGAGGTTCAACCATACTTACTGAAATATTTTGCATTTCATTATAATCAATGTTTTCAATGTAATATTTTCTAGTAATAGGACTTTCTGACTCTTCAAATTTACTCGGCATATAATTAGTAAATCCGGGCATATACAACGGACAA